AGGAGGCACAGTTGCCGCCGCAGCCCTCGCCCTTCCAGCCGCCTTGCTTGGATACCCAAACTACGGCCAGTGCGAACAGGACCGCCAGCACCAGCAAGGTGATGATACCGCGTACAGTGATCATAAAAAGACCTCTCTTTCGAAAGAATTCCAACCTCAGTATACACCATTTGACGCCGAAGAGCAATCAAAAAGCACAGCTGCTCCAAACTTTTTGCAAAAATCGAAAATTAGGGCTTGCATTTGGGCCTGTGCAGTGATATAATAAGCGTGTTCCGATTCGGAGGATTAGCTCAGCTGGTTAGAGCACCTGCATCACACGCAGGGGGTCTGGGGTTCGAGTCCCTAATTCTCCACCAAACGTAAGGCCGTTTACCTGAAAAGGTAAGCGGCTTTTTCTTGTACCTGCGTGATTTTTGATATGCAAAAGTGAAACGGATTCACTTTTGCATATTGATAATTAAACGTGTAGGAGGCCCCCTTTTCAGTCGTTTGTAGCAAGTTTGTAGCAGATCTGTAGCAAAATTCGGGGAGGAACGGCAAAATGGCTCCGAAAACCCGATTTTTGCAGATTTTTTGGTATAAAATTTTATCCTTGAATTTTGTGCAGAATGACGGTAGCAAAACAAAAAAGAAAACCGTCAAACGCGAGAGATTGCTCTCTCATGCGTTGACGGTTTTTCTGGTTTGTGGGGATTATTCTTCTGGCAGAGCCAAAACTTCATCTTTGACCAGTTGATTGGCCTTATCAAAGGCTTCGATCATCTGGGTCGCTTTCGGATGGAGATAGACTTCATCCAGCGTTTTGGATTTGGGCGTGTGCCCGACAGCGCGTTTCAGGATATCCTTGTTGACGCCTGCGCGGTCACAAAGGCTGGCGTAGGTATGGCGGGTGGTGTAGGGCGTATAGGTGGCAAGCTTCCCGGCAAACTCCGGTTTGCGCTTACCATTTTGGTCGTAAGGATTCGGCTGGATGCCGATTTCCTCCAGGAAAGGATAGAATTTGCGGTTACGCCAGTTCTTTTCATTCCAGAAACCGCCTTTTCCATTGGGAAAGAGCGGACCGTTTTCCACAGAGGTGTCATACGCATGTTCAAAAACCGGGATGCCAAAGTCGAGAATAGGAATGATGCGGTTGCGTCCGGCCTCGGTCTTGCAGCCGCCGATCAGATAAACACCGGATTCCGTGCGGTGAAAATCTTCGTGTTTGAAGTGCAGCAGCTCATAGATACGCACCCCACAGGCCAGAAGAGCAATTACCATCTGCCCGGTGGGCGTGTCCTTTTGGCTCAGGATCAGCGTCACCTGTTCGTCCGTGAAAATCTCGCGTTCCGGAGATTTGCGTCCTTCGACTTTCAGGACAGATGCAAGGTTGGCATCCACGACACGCCAGCCAATGGCTGTGCGATACAGCTTATTGATAAGAGTACGCTCTTTTTCCAACATACTTTGAGACAGGCCGTTATCGGCCATCTTGTCTAAAATGTTTTGAAAGTCCTGCGCATAGAGGGCGGCAATTTTGAAGTGCCACAGCGGACGGAGATATTTCCACGCAATGTCATAGAGCTCGCGAGCCTTATCGGACCGGCCCTTATATTCACGGGACTCTTTGAACATCCGGAAGCAGTCCTGCAGGGTAGAGTCCTGATAAGGTGTGGTCGGACGCTTCATCATTTCGGCGCGGACAGCTTCTGCTTCTTCACGGGTAACGTAGGCGCCAACAGCCTTCATGACTGTAATTCCGGTGTGAGGATCAGGAATCGGCATTCGGAGCAACCATGGTTTCCGGCGTGTTCCGGACATTCGTGTGATGCTGCCATTGCCAGACGAGGCTTTCAGCCGGGGCGATTCTCGCTTGGCCGGAACGGCAGGTGGAGCTACTGCACCGGGGGATGGCGCTGTGCCAACGGGATGACCGCAGGCAGAGCAGAATTTAGCGGTATCTGAGATTTGATGACCGCAATTTTCACAGAACATAGATTTGAACCTCCTGCTTCAAAAAATGCCCTCAGCATCGGAGGATACTGAGGGCGAACGGTTAGATCAGTTACGGGCGCGGGAGAGCTGGTAGTCCAGGCTCTGCTCAGCCGTGAGCCCCTTCTGGAGAAAGCGGATCACATTGGGGTAAAACACGTAGATACGTGATCCGTTCGGTACGTGACTTATGTAACCGGCGGCTACGAGATTGCGGAGACCGTGGTATGTTATATCATAACCTTCGCTCCGTGCATGGCGTGCGGCACCTGTTAATGTAAGAAAATCCTGTTGCTTATCAATCATAATTTTTCTCTCCTTTCGTAAAATGATGGAAAGCACAGGTGGCTTTTCATAATAAGCATATCTTTTTGAGATATAGGACTCTTATAAATTTCAATGATAAAAACTCTGAATTTCTCTTTGTAGAAATCCATTGCACTCTGCGGCAGAGAAGTCAGATTCCCTTCGCTGTCGCATCCGGCCAGAAATCCCGGCCCGGCAAGAACATCGGCTCCATCCCACAGCGGACGATTGAGCGGCAGGCCAAGCAGCTTGCCTTCATCATTGCAGACCAGTGTGACCGCTGAACCGGTGTCACTCAATGTGATGCATTCGATCAGCCCGCCTACAAATTTCTGCATGGCTTCAAGCGTGTTGTCCAGATCAATCTCCTTTGGCAGCTCCATTGGCAGGAGCGCAAGGACTTTGATTTTTTGCTCTTCCATTGTGTACCTCCAAATAAAAACAGGACAATCCACGCGGACTGTCCTGCAAAAAGTAAAGGGGAGCGTCCGAAGACACTCCCCAGTAGATAATTATTTTTTCCTTACCATACAGCGTTTCTTGAAGAATGCGATGCCATAGCAGAGGATGTCATCATAGTCATCCCGGAAGTCCGCCGCATACATCCGGTCATTGATCTGCTGAATGGCAGTATCACAGGCATCTGGCAGAGCATCCAGAGTTTTGGCATACTTGGCTTCAAAAATTGCCACGCGGCCATTGCGGATATCCTTTACAATGACATCGCTGCGCCCCTCGCCATGCTCTTTGTTAGATTCTACCACATAGCCAGCACCAGTAAAGATGCCTGCAAGGAAAGCGTGGTAAAAATCCTCCCGGTAGTCGTGGTAGCTGATGGTCATACGCAGCAGCTTGGTCATCTCTTTTGTCAGAGCTTCGTTGTTTCCGCTCCAGACTGCATCAAACAACGGGCTGCGGTTCCATGCCTTTGCACTGTCATCAAACCATTTGCTTACAGTGGTTTCAAAAATTTCCCGAATCTCTGCATTGGGAATCATCAACGCAGAGCAGCCATCCGGCAGCGAATCCGTCAGATCCTTATCCCGCACCTTGGTCAGATAGCCTGTCAGATACAGCACACTCCAAAGATTTTCCTCAGAGGAGTGCAGATAATCGTAGGTCAGGTTTTCTTCAATATGCTGAACAATAGAGCCGCCAGCCATCAGAGTTTCAAGCTTTGTGGTGATATTGTCGCCTGCATAGTCGATGAAAGAACGGATGATGGCGTTATCACTGGTGTTTTTCCAATAGCTTTTCGGCTTCTGTGCTACACCATACTGGAAATCCCGCAGATAACTGATTACGTCCCACGGACAATAAATGTCTGCATCGCCAAAATGATAACCGTCGTACCATGCCTTGATTTCAGCAGACTGCGATTCAAGACCAGCATCTTTCAGCATTTGATCTACATCTGTCTGTGTGAAACCAAAGGATTCGCTCAACCGGGGAGAAAGAATCGTGTCCGAAACAAAATTGTTCGTCCCGGTAAAAATGCTTTCTTTAGCAATTTTCAGACAGCCGGTAACAACAGCAAAGTCGAGGGAGATATTGTCTTTGAGCGTGGTGCTCATCATAGCCCGCATCACGTCCAGCATCTGCGAATAATATCCGTTGCTGCTGGCTTTTGCAATGGGAACATCATACTCATCCAGAATGACGACCGCCGACTTTTTGAAATGGATTTCCAGCATCCGGGTCAACAGCAAAAAGCAGCTTTTGGTTTCATCCATGGATGCAGTGCGTCCCAGAATCCGCTTAAAGATGCCTTTGTCATCGTCGGAAATAGCATCGTCATCCAAAAGAAACTGATAATCCTGAAATGCAAATGCCAGTTTCATGCACAGCATTCCATAGGCACTTTCAAAGGTCAGACCGTCCGTATCCTTGAAAGAGAAAAATACCACAGGACACTGGTTCATCCATTTTTTGCAAAGCTCTGTATTTTTGGAGATCGCCAATCCCTCAAACAGTTGCTTGCTGTCTTTGCGGATGTCCAGAAAATTTGCGAGAGTGCTCATACCAAGTGATTTTCCGAAACGGCGAGGACGAGTGATCAATGTTACTTCAGCGATACCACCGCTAAGAAGTTCAGAAATCAGATTGGTCTTGTCGATATAATAATACCCGCCTTCTCGAATCTTTTCAAAATTCGAGATTCCAACAGGAAACTGCAAATCTTTCATGCAATGCTCCTTTCCGCTCACAGAGGAGAGCTTTCAGAACTCACTACTGTAAGTGTACCATGAAATATAGAATCATACAAGAATCAAGTGACATCGAAATAGAGCAGTTTTATTATGCTACGTTCAATCTGGTGGCTTTATAGCAGTCAGCGCACATTCCCTCATGGGTGGCTGCAAACTCTGCCGCCTGCATGATGGAGCCATCTTTCAGCTTGACCCTCTTGATAGGCTGGTTGCACCGGGCGCAGATGCAGGGCACAGGCGGCTGTTCCTGCTTCGGGGCAGCGGATCTCGGCTTCGGCTGCTTTTGAGGCTCTGCTTCAGGCTGCGGTGCGGCATCTTCCGGCAAATCCTCTCCGGCATAAACGTACAGGCCCAGACCAAACATAGCAAGGTTCTTCACTAAGCACCGCATGATAGCCTTGTTCACATCGAACATGGATGCTGCTTCTACGGTGCGCTCTTCCATGCCGACCTTTTCACGGCGGCGGGTCTGAGGATTGTAGTCCCATTTCGGGGTGGTGTAGGTATAAGGCACGGCTTTCATGGCTTTGTTGGAACTGTCCAAAACCGGAAGCCACATTTCGTGCGAAACGCCCTCAATCGTGACAGTGGTGTACACCATGAAGCCGGTGATGGGGTCATAAACATAGGGCAGGCCGTTGAATTTCTTGACCTCGTAGCTGGCAGCAGGATATAGCTTTTTTACCTCCGCCCAGGCATACGCCCAGCTTACATATTTTAACTCGGTATTGCCGGACTTCTTGACTTCCAGATGATCTTTGAAGTCGATAGCAAATAATTTTACGAATGGATTTTCCATAAGAATGCCTCCAATTCTGATAAAGAAAAAAGGGCACAACAGCGTCAACTGTTGTGCCCCATGATGTGAAAATTACGGATTGAGCAGAAAATCAATGATGTTTCGATGAATGATTCCGTTTCGGCTTAAATTCACCAAGTCACCACTGATAACATACTTAGGATAGTTGTCGTGCAGCCGTTCAAGATTACCGAACTCCCGTTCTTCATCGGCGGGAGTGATCAGGTAAGCAACCTGAATATAGAGCTTTTCATCTCCACGGTAGCAGATAAAATCAATTTCGGTGTCGTCCAGCTTGCCGACCTGAACTTCATAGCCACGGCTCCGCATTTCCAGATATACGATGTTCTCATACAGCTTGTTGCTGTCAAGCTCTTCGCTTTTCTTGATAACGTTCCGCAGGCCAAGATCGACTGCATAGTACTTTTCTGTGCTGGACAGGAGCGCTTTTCCTTTGATATCATAGCGGCGTGCATTCAGAAGGATAAAGGCTTCCTTGAAATAATCAACGTAGTTCAGTACGGTAGCAGTGGTTGTCTTGATTCCTTCCGAAACCATGCGTCCACTGATATTACGGGCAGAAAACGGATTGCCGATATTATCCAGCAGGAATGCAAGGACATTACGTAATGCGGTCTGTTCGCGAATATTGTGGCGCAGCATGATGTCACGGACAATGATAGCCTCGTAAAGATCGTCCAGATAGGTGGTGATTGAATGATCGTCAGGGAGGAAGAAACGCTGCGGAAAACCGCCGTACTTCAAATAGTCTGCGAAGAGCTTTTCATCCGAAGTATAGGTTCCGTTTTCAATGCATTGCTGTTTTGCTTCGGCCAGCGAAAAGGGGAAAACCTGAATCTGGATGTATCGTCCGGAAAGATAGGTTGCCAGTTCGCCGGAAAGCAGCTTGGAATTGGAGCCGGTCAGGTAAATATCACAATCGAAATCGACACGAAGAGAATTGATTGCAATCTGCCAGCGCTCCACCTCCTGAATCTCATCCAGAAGAATATAAATTTTGCCGGTGCAGCCTTCCGCTTTTTTTGCGATGTAGTCGTAAAGCGTTTCTGCAGTACGGGTGTTGCGGAAGCGCATGGACTCAAAATTGGCCTGAATAATGTTCTGTGCGGGAATGTTGCGCTGGAGGAGCACATCCTTGATCTGACCGAGAAGGACTGTTTTTCCACAGCGCCGGATTCCAACCAAAACTTTGATCAGATCCTGATCGATAAAAGGAATGATCTTATCCAAATAACTTTTGCGCAGAACCATCGTGCATCACCTCATATTCTTATCTTAGCATACAATTATTGTTGAGTAAACAGTATTGTGCTTTTCTATTAAATAAAAATAGCTGAAGCACAAATTTTGTGTGCCTATAGGCGTACAAAAATCATGCTGCATGGATAATGGTAAACCTGCGGCTGCTTACATTCTTGCTGTACCGATTGAAAATATCGGGTTGTTCTTTCCGCAAACGCTGGGAATCCACCCGTTTGCTTTCGGAGGACACCCAGGACACCTTGTAGCCCGGTGCTGTGCCATAGGCAGCATCCTGCATTTGCAGCTTGACCTGTTGCTCGATAGCCGTTTTCTCCTGTTCCATCTGCTCGATTTGGGTGGAAAGCTCCTGTCGCTTGTCCAACAGATTACGGATGGGATTCAGATCGGCAGTTTTGTTTCGATCATCTGCAGAGTACAGCTGATTGATCTGCTGTGTATCCCCCTCGCTTCCGGTAGGCACAGGCGGAATTTCGGGCATCACGTTGTATTTCCAGAAGTGCTCTTCCTTGGCAATGAGGTTGTTCAGAACTTCTTTGTCAGTTGTGATCTTGTGAATCACCAGTTCCTTCCCGAAAATCAGAGCAGCAATGTACCAGCAGTCAAAACCGCTGACAGCCAGATAGTGATTGACCTGAGCCATGTAATGTGCAGGGATTTTGCCATCTGCCCACTTATCCGCAGAAAACGGCGAGACTGTCTTGCATTCCAGCCCGGCCTTCTGTCCAACGATCAGGCGGTCAAAATCTGCCAGAAGCAGCGGATGTTCCTCGCTCTGGTAGATGGCATTTGCCCGGCGTACCTTCAGACCGGTTGTTTCGGTGAAGCGCTGCGCCACATAATCCTCCAAGTCACGACCCTGCCGCATGGCCTCGTTGTCGATATTTTCAATGGTATCGCTGATTTTATCGTGGTACACCTGAAATGCCGAGCGATAGGGATTCAGGCCAAGGATAGCCCCGGCATCCGTGCCGGTAATGCCGCATTTGCGGTAACGGAGCCAATCCTCTTTGGACAGGTTCAAAGTTGAAATCAATCTTTTCATGCACTTTGCATCCTTTCTCTCATAATTGATTCGGTAATGATGAAGTCGTATTCCACCAAGTCTTTCATGATCGTGGAAAAGTCACTGGCCAATGAATGGCAAGAGCCAACCCACAGGTCATAAAGGAAATCCAGAATATTATTTTGCACCCTGAGATGGTTCCAGTAGCGCTCCTCCAGTCTGCCCTCGGATTCCAAAACAATAATGGCGGTGCTGATGGTACTTTTCATCGTGATCTCATAAGCCATGGTAACGCTGATTTCAGAAGCACTCTTCTCAACGTTGTCAAAAAATTCCGTGAATTCCCTGAAAATGCGGTTGTTTACATCATTCATGGCTTGCTCCTTTATGCTGCGGCCAGCACCATCTTGTAAGCCTTGTCGATCATAGGGTTGCCCTCTGCGGTGCGCAGGAACAGGTTCTCGTTGTAGTTTTTGGTCTTGCGGAGAGGGTCTGCGTGGGTGGCAAAATCAGAGACTGCGTTGATAAAGCGCCAACCGTTCTTGCCGACCCATTCCAGATCCGGTGCGTTGTAGTAGCGAGCCTTCAGCTCTTCCTGCAGGCGCAGATTATTCTTCCTCTGGCAATCGGACAGGTCCTCAGAAATCGGGAAAAACTCATTGATGAACTCCTGCACCTTGTGATCGGATAAATCGATGCGAGCCAGCTCTTCGCCACGGTTGCCGAGTTCAATCATATAGTTGCTGGCCAGCTGCAGGGTCTCACGGGCATCCTGCACGCGGAGCAGAACATTTTCGGTGTGGCGTGCAGTCCAGCTGCGCTTTGCAGTATTCAGCGCGAGGTTCAGCGTGTTCTGGCAGACTACACGGATCGGAGTCATGGCCACTTTTACACCAGAACTGCCGTCATGACTGTTGAAGATCACAAGATATGGGACTACCTGATCTCCAGCGATAAGATATTTCCTCGGAAGCCTTGCCAGCATCCAGACCTTCTTGCCGCCCTGCAAAGAACCGGCAGTTTCATAAGTAACGCCCTCACCCAGCAGGTCATCGGTGAACTGGAATGCTTCTTCGTTCTGCACAATGCGGTAGCGGTCAGACACCACACCCAGAACAGCATTATCGGTGCTGCGGACATTTGCGCGATAGCCGGGGATCATAGCACCCGTGCCGGAATAGATATTACGGCTTTCCACCTGCCAATCCAGACCGGCCAGTTCCAAGGCTTCACGGCTTGCAGGGGCATCCATGATGATACGGCCAAGGCCGTGCCAAGGGGTCTCACGGACAGAGAACATCGTTTCAACATTTGCGGGCATAGTAAAATCTCCTTTTCAGTGTATTTTGCTCAGTCGTTGTTTTCCATTTCTTCAGCGATGCGGACGAGGACTTCCACCAGGACGGTGCCAACCTCTTTGACGATTTCGGACCAA